CAGTTCTGATAATAAAATCATTATTTCATCCGATGTAATTCGTATAGATATGGAAGATGCATGGGATCGTACTCGTGACTTTGTTAGACGAAAAGATAGTGATGGTCTTTGGAAGATGTATGATAGAGTAAACCATACATTTGAATTTCCAGATGATGATTACTTCTATGTTAATGTAGTTAGACTACTTCCCTTTGAAGATATCCCGACAGTATTCCAAAGGTATATAACATATAAAGCATCAGGTAGAGCAGCTGTACAGTTGGTATCTAATGCTGGTCTGCAACAGATGTTATCAACCTATGAAATGCAAGCACGAGCAGCTTGTATGGAATACGAATGTAATCAAGGTGACCATAACTTTATGGGATGGCCTGATGAATCTGCTTATCAATCTTATAAACCTTATACAGCTCTTAGACGCTAATGGCAAGTGTTACACAAAAAGTATCTAACTATGTGTTAGGTATCTCAACACAACCAGATGAAAAGAAAATACCAGGACAAGTTGTTGACTTAGTTAATGGTGTACCTGATGTTGTTAATCAGTTACAGAAACGTCCTGGCAGTCAACTGGTTAAAGATATAACCACTACAAGTAACCCCTATGGGGATAGTAAAACATATGCTGTCAGTACTACAGCTAATGCAAAATGGTTTAGTATCTATACAAAATCTGATGAACAATACATCGGCCAATGTGCTGCAAATGGTGCAGTTAATATATGGAGATGTAGTGATGGTGCATCCATACCAGTTGATTATTCCCAAGTTGCTGGTACAAACGTTGCAACTTATTTAGATAACACTGCATTATCAGATGAGAAGTCTTCTGATATACAGGTTATGACAATCAATGAAACTACCTTCTTTGTTAACAGAAGGAAGAATACAGCGATGTTAACTGGTACAGGTGATAAGTCACCAGCCCAGTTGAATGAAGCATTTATATCACTTGATACTATATCTTATGGTAAACAATATGCATTAGATATATTCGATCCAGACGATAATACTACATACTCTCATACTCGAGCTACTGCTATATCAGTTGATGAATCTACAAGTTACAGTGGTACTAGTAACGGTGACTGTTTAGGTATGGGTAGGGAGACAGTTAATATAAGTTCAGGTACAGATAAGTTTTCAACTTCACCACCTAACATGAGTGCCAATGGAAAATATAGACTTAGGTATGAGATAGATACAAGGTGTACTCCACAACCTACACCACCAGTAGATACTAGTTATGAGTATCATGATACATATCAACCATTTGCTAAGTTACAGTTTGGTGGAGAAGGATGGGCAGTAAATGATACCCATCAATATACATCAGAGAAAGGTGTTACTACAACTATTAAAATTAAAAATACTACAACAATTGTATCGAGAGCTAATATAGCTGCAGTACGTCCTGAAGCTACATCATCAACTGCAGAAGAACATGTGTCTACAGCTGGTATTTTAGGAGATTTAAAATCTACCTTAGATGCTATCAGTGGTACAGGTATCACAGCTACAATATGTGGTAATGGATTACATCTATATAGAGCAACTCCATTTGGTGTAACAACACCTGAGAAAACCTTGATGTCTATTGCAACAACTGAGGTTAATAATATAGCTGATCTACCACGTGTCTGCAGACATGGATATATTGTCCGTGTGGTTAACAGTGGTGAAGATATGGATGATTACTACCTACGGTTCCAAGCTGAAGGTATTGCTGCCGACATTTCTAAAGCATCAACATACGCTAGATCTGGTACTACCGTAACAGTTACCTCTACTGCTCATGGATTATCAAATGGAGATACAGTCTTTATTGATTTCACTAGTGGTGGTGCTGGAGATGGACATTATACAGTATCAAACGTAGCAACCAATACATTTGATTTAGCTAGTAACTCATCATCTGGTACAATCAGTGCAGGTGAAACTTGTACATACACTCCAGCTCGCTTCGGAGAGGGCGTGTGGGAAGAGGTAGCAGCTCCTGGGATAGAAGTTAAGCTAGATAAGGATACAATGCCTCTACAGATCAAGAGAGTGCTTCCTGGTACTTATGCTATTAATGGTGGTTCCTCTCGTACTTACAGTAATGGTACCTTCCAATTCCAATATCCAGACTGGGGTGAACGAGATGTAGGTGATGATATCACTAACTCTAAACCTACATTTATAGGTAACCCTATTCAGAAGATGTTATTCTTTAGAAATAGAATAGGTCTACTCAGCAATGAAAACATTATCCTATCTAGGACTAATGATTATTATAGTTTCTGGGTTAAGACAGCTATGGCTATTTCTAATGCTGACCCTATTGATTTACAATCCAGTTCTACATATCCAACTAAACTATTTGATGCTGTAGAAGCTGGTAGTGGTTTGATTATATTTAGTGCTAGTGAACAGTTCCTACTTAATGCTGGTGCTGAAGCTTTGCTTACACCTGAAACTGCTAAGATTAGTTACTTATCATCCTATGGATTTAATCCAGATACTGTACCTATATCATTAGGTCAGACTACAGGGTTCTTAAATAGTACTGCTAGACAAGCTCGTTTCTATGAAATGGCTGGAGGTGGTCCTAAAGAAGAACCTCAAGTACAAGAACAAACTAAAATTGTAGGTGAATTATTTCCTCAAAAAATTACTAATGTCTGTGAATCTAATGAAAACGATTTACTTTTATTCGGTGTAGATAGTACATTACATACTTCTACAAATGAAGTATGGGGTTATAAGTATTTTGAGGCAGGTGGTAAACGTTCTCAATCAGCATGGTTTAGATGGACGATGCCTAATAAGGTTATATACCATACCATACTAGATGATGTCTATTACGCAGTGCTAGGTAACAGCGATAATGATAAATTTACACTAGAAAAATTTGACATAAAATTAACTTCAGATACACCTATGATAGGTTCTGTACCTGATGAAAATAGGGTACATTTAGATACCAAGAAAACTATTGCATCAGGTGATATGACTTATAATGGTCAAACCGATGTAACTACGTTTACTTTAGGTGCAGGTTATTATAGTTCTAATAACTTAACCGTATACTGTACTACAGATAGTGATGCTGCAGGTAAGAGTTATGATGTACCAGCTGCTAAGATAACTGGAACCGCTCCTAATGAAACAGTAACACTCCCTGGTAACTGGAAGACTTCTACTAAAGATGGTTCTTCAGTTAACACAGATCTGATAGTAGGATATGAGTATGAATTTGAAGTTGAATTACCTAAGATATATATTACCAAAGCAGAAGGTGAATCTATGACATCTGAAACTAGAGGATCACTTACTATCCATAGGATGAACTTTGACTTTGGTGATGTTGGTGTTATTGATGTAACCTTAAAAAGAAGAGGAAGAGATGATTATACCTATACAGTTGAATCATTAGAATGGGATAATGTACTAGCATCTACAGCAGCTATTGCTAAAAGCTATCTACATACCATACCAGTCTATGATAGAAACGAAAACTTAACAGTACTAATAAAATCAAATCACCCATCTCCTGCAACTATTCATTCAATGAACTGGGAAGGAGACTACTCACCAAGATACTATCAACGTGTCTAAATACATTCACCCAATTACAGAGGAGGCTGCTATATATGTAGCTTCCCATCTTCGAGATGATGACTACAGAGAAGTGAAAGAAGGCCACGGTCATGAACCACTTCTCTGGGTGCCTCATTCATCTTTCTATGGAGACACAGTTTGGTTCGAAGTCCCCAACGGCAAGACTGCCGGATTAGCGGGAGTACAAGATGGTGGTCTTATATGGATGTTGTGTACTAACGCAATCCATGACTATCCCCTTACCTTTGCACGTGAAGCCAAACGATTTATAGAAAGTAGAAAAGAAGATCTCCTTTGGAACATAGTAGATAAACGGAATACCGCTCATCTAAAACTTCTAAAGTTTTTAGGATTCAAGTTCTTACGGGAACTTAAACATGGTCCTAACCAATTAACCTTTATAGAATTTTGCCGTGTGC